CGGGAGTCTAACTTCAAAAATTAGATTTGTACTATGTGCAGAATTAAAGGAGTTTTCATGATTCGATTGAACTTTTAATTAGTATCGCAACCTCTTATATACTCAAAAACTATGTGTGTGTGTGTGTGTGTTATGTCTTATATGTAATATCCCTAATCTTATATTTACCTATTCTTATTTACCCTTCTATATTTGCAAGTGAGAGTGGACAAAGATGCCAGCTTCAAAAAGAAGAAGTTATGGAACAACATCCGTCGTCCTGTCCTCAATGTGATATAGTTGACTAATTTGAAGAAAGTTTATATAGTCTCTCCTCGTGGTGTAGCGAAAGCTAAATTCTAAGGTTTGTGTTGTGTTTTATTCCAAGGCCAATGACGAAACTTAGTCTTATATGTATATTAATTGGATAGAAAACTGTGTGAGGTTCTTCGGAACAAATGTGGTTTTTAGCTCACGTCTATCGTAGTACCTAACGTCCTGGTGCTATGATTTGTCAAGTTAAGCATACTTGATGTACATGATGTGGTCGATTGTTCAATGCAAAGCACCAATGCTCTTACTGGTGTAGCTGTGCATAACGTTTAGTGTGTCGTACCGATCGTAAAACCGATGTGCGATGACTTTATGTGTGTTGAGGCGGGAGATAGACCTACCTTATTATAACAGCTTGAACAATTAAGGGAGTAGTACTTAATTATGAATTCAAAACGAGAAACGAAGAAGTATGAGATGAAGACGAGTGGAACGGAAACCTGGATAAATGTACCTGAATTTCGCACCAATTATTATTTGACGCAGAAGCGCGGTGATCAATTTCGATTACTAGCGGACTTAGTCAAGTATGTTGGTGATAACTGGACTGCAACGTATGTGCGTTCTAGCGAACGTGACTTCCTCTGGCTCTACAACGTGTTTAAACGAACTAACATCAAAACCCATATTCCTAAAATTGACAAAAAACAAAAGAAGAATAAATACAATAATATGTCAAGTAAACACGTTCAAAAATCCTATACCTATACTCAACTCCAAACCGATATGTCCCAACTCAAAGCCCAAATGTTTAGCGCATTTCAAGAAATGACTTCTATACCCCAAAATGTTAACGAAATGTGCTCCAATCTAGGCCAAGCCGCCCAAAAAGTATCTGCTTTTAGCGAGACTGCAACTAACATTGCTAGTCACGTTGAAAAAGTCCTTAAGATTATGACAGATACTGCTAACGCTTTTAAAGCTGGATTATCCTCGATTACCCAACCCATAATTATTTTTATCTGTAAACTTATAGCATTAGGCTATTTGTTGATGCAGGAACACAATCATAGCATTGCTAATGTAGCTGCTTTAGTGACTCTCATTTTACCATCAGGTGGTGGTGACTCTCAATTTATTGAGGGCCTGATTCGAGTTGTCAAGGGGATGACTGGTCATTTTAGTGCTCAAGGTGATGAAGATGGTTTCTTTACTTCCTTTTTTATTCTAACACGTGATATTGTATGTTCGATGTTTAGTGGTATTGATCGTGAAAAGTTAGGTTCAATGAAATTATCATCTTCTAAGGTGAAAATTTTAGTTGATTATTTACGTGGTGCAACAACAATAGTGGATTTCTTATTGAAGGCTTTTGATAAATTCGTTCAATTTATTGGTCATAAAATTCTGAAAATTTATGGTGTATTACCGTGGTTCTTGAAAGAGGATCGCTTTACTCCATTAGTAGAAGAGTTTGTGGCCATTAAAACGTCTGGAAAAGACTTGAAAGCTAAATCAAACAGATCCGATGCGCATGATATAATGGTGTTACATAAAAAAGCGTGTGAATTAGAAGCCGAATATATTAAGCAGTGTGGAAAAGGTTCTTCCCTGGAAAAATCCAAAGTCCTACCCTACCTTCGTGTGATGGTCCGACATTTAGACGATATCGTAGCACAACTTCCCAACCATTATAAAACTGGAAAAAACCCCCGACGAATAAAACCCTTTTGGGTTTATATTTATGGTGACCCCCGAGTCGGAAAGACAGCCGTCTTTCAACCTTTCATCATAAATGCCCTTGCCAAGTGCCTGAAAATACGTGACAAGTACGAAGATTATTCTGAATACACGTTTTTTCGCGACTGTGGCCAAGAATTCTGGGAAACCTATAACGACCAACCTGTGCTATGGTATAATGACTTATTCCAAAACTATACCGACGAACAAAGTATGTCCCGAGCGATTATGGAGCTGACGAATGTTGTAGATGACAATCTATATAATTTGAATATGGCTTTTCAACAAAAAGGCGCAATTTTCTTTAATTCCGAAATTGTGGTTTCTAATGCCCAAACAGACATGATAGGCTTAACAACAATTGAAAATGCAACACTTTCAAAAGGCAAACATTTGTATGCCCGACGAAATGTTGTATGTCAATTTGCGTTGAATCCTAAATATGCAACTGTTGACGGTACTATTGATCATAAGAAGAAATTATTGGGAATGGCGACCGAGGGAAATAACTATTATGGATTGTGGCCGAAAGATATGTATATAGTTATATTCCATGACCCCATTAAAGGATACCAAGAATATCAGTGTAATTTTGAAGATGCGATTTATCGTATCTGTCAAATGGCTCTTGAAAACCGAGGTAAACAGAACGTGTTTAAAGATCGATTCTATTCACATTTGGAAACAATGTGGAATGCGGACTTCTATAAAGCACAAGGTGATGAAGATGACGATGTTTACCAAGCCCCGACTGGATTAGCTGTGGATGATCCTGGTGTTTGCGATATGGCGATTTGTAGGTGTAATCAGTTTCTTATTGGCGCTGCGATGACAAATTTTAATGAAGACATGGTAGGTTATACTATGTTGTCATACCCGAAATTTGTAGATTTAATGCGCTATTATGGAACTGAATATCACTATCCGATTTCTATGTCAAAAGCACTAAGATTAGTAACGAAAGTTCATGAAGAGAAAGTAGGCGTGACCGATAGGTCCGTTCTTACAACAAACGATCCTACTTTAAGATTTGTTGGTTCAACCGATGAATTCGATGAACTTGTAGACAAAACGATGATGAACCTGATAGGTAACCATACGACTTATACAACCGTGAATTATTTTGGACAAATGGATAAAGCTGGTTATGTGAAAAAATTTTCTGCAATGAATACTGATCTTGATCGTGATGTTTATGCCAGAGTAACCGTATTAGTGGAAACAATAGGTGCTCAAGCATGGGATGCATTCGATCGTGGATTAGCAAACGCTTCGATTTGGACTAAATTTGGTTATTATGCAAAGAAACAGTGGCAACACTTGTTGACAGGCATTAACGACTTTATTAATACTCATCAAACGTTAGTTGTTGTAGGTGTGATGACAAGCATAGTTACTATGGCTTACACTGCAATGGCTTTTGCGGAATACAAAACTCAACAATCTCAACAAAAATACTATGACGCGTGTGCAGCTGAGGTGCAACGTGAACGACAATCAATGGCTCAAAGTACAGAAGGCAGAGAACGTCCTGTTAAACAGGTTAAACGCGTACAGCGCGAAGTAAAAGACCGTTTGAATGCCCAAGCATACGACCAACAAAATATCGATGTGGAACACAAAGTCAGAACACATATGTGCAAGATCGGAGCGATTGTTGTACATGATGGTGTGGAGACTGATTTAAGACGTTTTGGAAACATCTTAAATGTAGGTGGTGATGTATTTTTATGTCCCTTACACTTTGTAAATCGATGGAAAGACTTTGAAGAGCTATACGCTGAAAAAGGTGACAAGTTTAGCTTGTACCTTGAATGGACTCCGAATAATCGACAAATTATTGACCCTTCCGCTATAACTGTATACCAACCCCAATATCAACACTCAATTGATATATGTTTCTTGAAAATAGATTCTGTATGTCAAATGTCCTGGATGGCGAAATTCTTCTCAACAACTGAAGATGTGCCAGTTTTGTATGACTCATATTTATATGGCATGCGAGCTGGTGACTTCACCCCTTCGTGCATGAATTTATCTAACGTTGACATTACAGGCGTTAAATATAGTCATGACGCGAGAACCGACCCAATATACAATGAAGTCTTAAAACAACGAGACATCCTTGTACCCCAATGCTACCGTTACTTTGGAAGTAACACGATGGGTGGCGATTGTGGATTACTCTTGATGAATTGTGATTCAAGGTGTAATGCCCGGAAAATCCTAGGTATACATACCGCTGGTGGCTCCCAAGGAAATGCGATTGGAATCTCAAGCTGCGTCTTCAAAGAAGATGTGGATGAAGCCATGAACTATTTCCTTCAACAAGCGCGACCTCCCTTGAATTGTGTTGCAGAAGAATGCGGCGATGTGAGTGAAATTACATCTCGTATTAAGCAACCAATTCAAGAAACAGGCCTATTTATCGTAGGTAGTGCAGGAACGTTTGTTAACCCCGAAACTAATAAATCCAAAAAAGTGAAATTAACTATACCATCAAAATCGAAAATTAACCGAAGTGTCATGCATGATATCATGGCAGAAGAATATGGTCCAGCTAAATTTGCACCAGCGAAACTTGCTCCTTTTATTAACAAAGAAGGAGAAAAACAATTTCCTGTTGTGGATGCAGCTAAAAAACTGACGAAGATTGGTCCTGTGTTGAATCCTGATTTGATACAACCAATAGTGGAACATATGTATGGAACTATATTGAAATGGAAAAACAAATATGGTCCTCCCCGTGTACTCACAAACGACGAAATGTTAAATGGATTTGGGTCCATGAAACAAATGGATATGAGTACATCCCCCGGCTATCCCTACACGCTTATCAACAACACTGCTGGAAAGTTACCCTTTGTAGAAAAAGTAACTAGTGATCCTAATACTTATTGTATGGGTGAATATCTAATGCAAAAAGTACAAGAACGAGAAACAAATGCTCTCAATGGTGTAATTACCACGGTGAGATTTGCAGATACGTTAAAGGACGAGACGCGACCGCTGGAAAAGGTGCGCTTAGGTAAAACTAGGCTATTCCAAGTTGCGCCCATGGATTACAATATGTTACTTCGAAAATACTTTGGGTTCTTCATTGCAGTTTGTCACGACAACTACATTGAAGGTGAAATGTCTGTTGGAATAAACGCTAACAGCATTGACTGGACACTACTGATGAAGGACTTACGGACCGTAGGTGAAGTCTTTAGTGCTGGAGACTGTTCCAATCACGATGCGTCGTGTTTGCAACAGGTCTTGATGCATATATGTGACATGATAAATGATTGGTATGGAGATGGTCCAGAAAATGCGAGAGCAAGACGTGTCTTGTTTGCAAGTTTTTTGAATTCTCTTCATATTGTTGAAGATATTGTGTTTCGTATGATGCAGGGAAATAAATCGGGTATTGCACTTACCACTATTATAAATTGTCTTATGGAGATGTTCATTATACGCCTAGCCTATTGGTTAGTGTATAAGAATTTTAGCAAATTCAGTGAACGTCTTCGGCCGAAGATTTATGGTGATGATACGTGTAGTGCCGTGCGTGGTGATTGTGTGGACAAATTGAATGCGGAGGCATTCAAGTGTGCGTATGATATGGTTGGCTTTGAATACACTTCTATTGATAAAAGCGGTACTAACAATGCCCTTTATTCGATAGATGAGGTCTCGTATTTAAAGCGCAAATTTGTTTATGATGAAAAATTATTAAGATATAAAGCATGTCTTGATAAGGAAGTCATTTACGAAATTTGCAGATGGAGCGAATCCGACCCGTACAACATGGAAGATCAATTGAATCGTATGAACAGTAGTCTCTTAGAATTGTCTAACTATTCTAGAGAAGAATTTCAACGATACAAGAAATTCCTGGTAGAAACTTGCGGTTTATTGTGTTCCGCTGGTTTCCAAATCGATCCAACTCGTGTGTTTGATTGGGACTATTGTCTCAGAATCAAATTTCCTGAGTTGTTTAATATGCAATAAAAAACTTCTACAGTACATTAAGATCTTGCTTTTTGTAGGGTTAGTCGTCTACAATAGTAGTGCTTAATGTATAGAAGCTGTGAGAACAGAATAAATATCGACGACTGTAGGTTGAAACTAATAGTAATAACTTTTAACCGAATTTTAATTACTAATATATTTAATCAATTATATACTCTTATTATTAATCTCTTTTCTAATAACCCCCCGGAAAATATAGATGAATCGTGTGAAGCTCAAAGTGCTGAAGAACGGATAACCCGCACAGTACGGCAGATTGTTCGACTTAAGGCTCAAGGCGAAGAGGACGATCATTCACGGGCTGCTAGTGTAATATTACGTTCTATGCGTGATTTTACCGGTAGATTAAGTTTACTTTTGTCTGAAATTCAGTTCCATTGTATTGAATTTGATACTAGAAGATTTGACGCACTAATCGAAGCACAAGACGCTACAATGAGCGCAGTTTTGAATGTGGAACAAATTCTACGTCCTTCAATACATCGAGACATGACGTTGTTTGACCAGTTAAGCGCGCAGGGAGAAGAGTTAGTGGGACAGGTACATTATAGTCAGAAAATCACAGAATTTGTTGAAGACAGCGATGTTCATGAAGCTATTCCAAATAACTTCGAATCTACGATGATGGAACTCCCTTCACAAGCTATGACAGTTGACTTGATGAACTTTATCACTCGACCCTATATCCTTACAAACTTTACCTGGTCATCAACAGATGTCTTTGGTTCAGAAATTTATGCAAAAGGATCCTTACCTGCGGATAAGACTCCCTTGCTGACGCTACCTTCTGCGTTTAAAACAAAAATCCAGAATAAGTTAAACAATATACAATATTGGCGTCCCGAGATTGAGCTTGAAGTACGTGTGAATGGAACAAACTTTCACTATGGAAGGTTGATGTTTGCTGTGTATCCTTTAGGATGGGAATTAAACCCTATCTATAAGGCTTCATATAATGCGTCAACTTGGAAATGGTTTCAAGTTAATCCTGCGGCCCACCAAACCGTAAAGTTTACATTACCATATGTTCATCATATGAAAAAGCTAAGTTTAACACCAAATGGACTTACTGGAGCAACTCGTAAACAAATGACTCAAATGTACGAAATACGTTGTTTTGTTATGTCTCCACTTCTCTCAGCCCAGCAAGCTGCGGTTGCACCAGTCGAAGTTGTTGTATGGGGAAGAATCGTTAATCCCGGTTTTTCGTCATATACCTTCGCAGATAGTGATATCGGTGCCCAAGGTGAAGAAGAAGAAAATGCAAAACAAGGAATAGTAAATACTGATGAACCTCTTTTGCCCCCGTTGTTATCAGTCGATCTCAATGCGCTGAATAGAACAATTGATAAAATATCACGTATTGGTCTCGCCGGTCTTTCAGTTCCTCCTAATCGTACAGCAAATAATTCAATGCAACTCAAGAATCTTGATATTGCGCGAGTGGATGACACTCCAAATACTAGATTGCTAGGTGCCTCTCAAGGTATGGCTATGCGACATGAGCCCAATCTAGTTAATGCATGTCCCAGTGAAACAAATATTGTAAAATTTTGTTCGCATCCATCGTTATTATATGTTGGAAGATTACAAGCCGCGGATAAACAAAACGCAATTGTGTGGCAACAAGAAGTGAACTTTGCTCACTTTGATTACCATGATTTTGCGTTTGATCCCGAGGTTGGAACTTCTTGGCCGACGCCCCTTATGTATATCACTCGATTGTTTAAGTTTTGGCGTGGCTCTTTGAAAATACACTTTTCATTTATAGCTTCCTCCTATCACTCAGCGAAATTAAGATTTTGTTGGGTTCCCAAACCAGGTCCTTCTCAAAACTTCCCTATCTCGTTGAACGTTGATCAAACAAGCAATATGTTGAACGTAGTCATGGACATAAATAAACAAACGGAATACTCAATTATAGTACCATGGGATTCAAACTTTGATTTTATTGATATTGATAATGTTTCTTCTGAGTTTGCAAATGGTAAAATGTATCTACAAGTTATCAACGCGCTTACCTCCAGTTTTAACACTCCTCAACCGATTTATTTTCAAATATTTGTATCTTGTGCGGAAGATTTTCAAGTTGCATTACCACGCTTTGGCAGAAGTGATCATCATGGAAATCCTGACTACGATTCGGTTCCTATTCCCCCTGTTTCTGTTTCAACGCAAACAATGCATGCTCAAGAAGGAGATGTTACAGAGTGCGAATTGCCGAGTTCAAGTTATAGGTGTCTAATGAATCAGAAGTATATACCGTTAGGAGGCTCGATTTCGTCGTATAGGTTAGATCGTGTGTCGAATAGTTATGAGATGACAGATTTGATGCAACTTGCACATATGTTGACTCCATGGTTTAGTGGTGATTGGGATTCAGGTCAGTTTTATCATAGACTTAATCCCTATGGACATTGGATGGATGCTTGGGACCAACAGATGTGGGAGTGCGCATTTCCTCATCTTGTAGCTATTTTTCGATATATGCGTGGTTCATTTCGATTTGCTGTGACGTATCGTGGAAATGCTATAGATGACTTTGCTGCGGTAGCAGATATGGATGGTTTTGCTATAAATAAGCGATTTGATGATGGAGAAACTGCTGGAATTGACTATAACAAACTCAGTTATGGTGGCTATTTCAGTACAAAAACTGCAGATACAACCGCTGATATATTTGATGTTACTTTACCTTACTATTGTGATATCTCATGTATCCCGACGAACTTTTATAGCAATGCAACATTTATTACCTGTCCATCGTTGGTATGGTCGATATGGGCATCGAAAGCCTTTTACATAATAGTGTTGTCCGCTGCGGGCGATGACTTTATGTTTGGCTATCAAATGGGAATTCCGCGAATTCGCTATGCTACATCGTAATTGAATATGTATTGTAAGCTACAAACAAAAACAAAAACAAAAACAAGGTTGCTATTTACCTTTGCTCTTGAGCGAGCATAAAAAAGATCTTATTTAAAGAAAATGACTAAGATTATTTTCCGTTATTAGGCTTAATTGCGCGAAATAACGTTTAATATAAAAAGGGTTTGATTTTACGTGTCAAAATGTTAGAGAAGCATGTAGAAGAACCAAGGTTAGATTTAAGGAAATCGCTAAAAGATTTAGTTAAACTACCCCCCCCCTTATCATTCTTTTAGCG